TCATATACAACTTTTGCTAGTGGCAGTACTATAAGAGCTAAAGACCTTAACGATTCAGCTGAACAATCTAACTTCACAGCACAAGAAGCTAGAAATAAAGCGTTTGATTTAGAAGGTAAGATATATAATACATTAGGGCAATCTAATTTAGTCGTCAAAACCACAGATACTGGCACAGTTACATCAACAATGATAGCTGACGGTACTATAGTAAACGCTGATATAAACGCAAGTGCTGATATACAGGGTTCTAAGTTATTAGATGACTCTGTAACCCTAGATAAACTAGGATCAGGAGCATTACCTACAGACATCACAGTTGCAAGTGCTAATATTGTAGATGGCACTATAGTAAATGCTGATGTAAACACGTCAGCTGCTATTGCTGGTACTAAAATATCTCCAGATTTTGGCTCACAAGTTGTAACCACAACTGGTAACATAGTTGTAGGTGGAACTGTAGATGGGCGTGACGTAGCAGCCGATGGTACTAAATTAGATACTATTGAAACTGGTGCAACTGCTGACCAAACTAATGCTGAGATAAGAACTGCTGTAGAAGCTGCTACTGATAGTAACGTATTTACAGATGCAGATCACAGCAAGTTAAACGCTATCGAAGCTGGAGCTACAGCAGACCAGACTAATGCAGAAATAAAAACTGCATACGAAGCAAATGCTAATACTAACGAGTTTAGTGATGCAGAACAAAGTAAATTAGCTGGTATAGAAACAGCAGCTACTGCCGATCAGACATCTAGTGAAATAAAAACACTATTACAATCTGACAAACTTACTTTATCTGAGATGAATACCACATCTTTAGATAGTAGATATTTTACAGAAACAGAATGTGAAGCTGCATTTCTTAGACAAGACTCTAGTGAAACTATAGCTAGTGGTGTTACTTGGTCAAGCACTGACTCTAAAGTAGCTACAACTGCTGCTATTGATTTACGTATTATAGATCTAGTTGATGATGTAGGTGGTTTTGTAGCAATACCAAACGAAGATAGTTTTCCTAATGCTAACCCTGATGTAAACAACGGAACTGGAACTATTATATCAATTAAAGCTGCATCAACTAACTTAACTCCAAATGGTTCTAATCAAGTTATACTAAGTAGTGCTAATTTAGCTAACAATGCTGATGTTCTGATAAAAAATGTAACAGCTACCATACCTCAAGGTTTTGGCTTTTTGGTTGAAACTACAACTGTTACGCATGAATATACATTTCACAGATTAGTACCAAAAGCAACAGAAGTTGCTACTGTAGCTGCAAACGCTGTAAATATAGCAGCAGCTGGAGCTAACATAACAAGCATTGATTCGTTTGCTGACAGGTATCAAGTTAGTACTTCTGCACCTACAGATAGAGCTGATGGCTCAAATTTAGTAGCTGGTGACTTGTGGTTTGATAGCTCGTCTAACAAAGTTATGATGGTTTATGATGCTAGTTCTGGTGATGGATTTAGTCCTATTACACCAAACCAAGCAACACTAACTAACATTAATATCGTTGCTGGTCATGTTACATATACAGAAGACTTAGGTAATATTACTGATGCTCTAAATACTGGATCTGGTAATAACTCTGTTAACACAGTTGGAGCTGCTATTGCTAACGTCAATACGGCTGCAACAAACATTGCAAAAATAACAACTGTTGCTGATGACCTAAACGAAGGTACATCTGAAATAGACACAGTAGCAACAAACATTGCAAACGTAAATGCAGTTGGAACTAATATATCAAACGTAAACGCAGTAAATAGTAATGCAACCAACATTAACGCCGTACAAGCTAACGCTACTAATATTAATGCTGTCTCTAATAACACTACAAATATTAACACGGTAGCAACTAACAATACCAATATAAATACAGTTGCTGGAGCTAACTCGAACATAACAGCAGTAGCTGGATCTATAAGCAATGTAAATACTGCTGCAACTAATATTGCAAATATTAATACCACTGCAAGTAATATTGCACAGGTCAATAGCTTTGCAAATGTATATCGTATTGCTTCTTCAAACCCATCTACAAGTCTTGATGTTGGAGACTTATACTTTAACACTACATCTAATGAGTTAAGAGTATATAACGGTTCATCATGGCAAGGTGGTGTAACAGCTACTGGTAACTTAGCTGGTCTAGGCACTAACACATTTAGTGGATTACAAACACTTCAAGCAGGGGCAGCAGTTACAGGAAACATCACGGTATCAGGCACAGTTGATGGCAGAGACGTAGCTACTGACGGTACAAAACTTGACGGAATAGAAGCAAGTGCAACAGCAGACCAGACAGCAAGTGAAATTGTAAGTCTTATATCTGGACAAACTATTGCACCTAACGTAATAACAACAACTAACTTAACTCTTGACTTCGGGTCTATAGCATAATGGCAAAATTATTAAAACTAAGACGAGGAACAACCTCGCAACATAGTAGCTTTACTGGAGCCGAGGGTGAAGTTACAATAGATACAGACAAAGATGTACCTGTAGTACATGACGGCTCAACAGCTGGAGGACATCCAGTAGCAGCAGAGGATATGTCTAACGTATCTTCTTCAGCTATTGCTGGTAGACTATCCAACGATTCTATAGCGGTTAGTAAGATTGCTGCTGGTACATTACCTTCAGACGTAAAAATACAAGATGCTAACGTATCTGGAAACTTAACAATCGAATCAGCAGATATAGTTGACGGAACAATCGTTAATGCTGATGTAAACGCTAGTGCAGCTATAACTGGTTCTAAACTTGCAGATAACTCAATATCTTTAGCTAAACTAGAACACGGCACTTCTTCTAATAATGGTAAGTTCTTACGTGCAAACAACGGAGCAGACCCTAGTTTTGAAACTGTTAATACAGACTTAGTAGCGGACACATCACCACAGCTAGGTGGAAACCTTGACCTAAATAGTAATACTATAAACGGAACTGGTAATATAAGTATATCTGGCAACCTTGCTGGAAACGCATTAACTTTAAATAACAATAATTTAATTATTAATGGCACACAGCCAAACATTAGTTTTGTTGATTCTGATGGAAACCCAGATTACCAGATAAAAATAAATGGTGGAGTATTCGATATTAGAGACTCTACTAATGATACAAGTAAATTTCAGATTGCTAGTGGAGAACTTGCTGCTCAAGCTAAATTAAATTGTCAGGCTGGTTTAGATACTGACGGAGATGTTGTATTTAATTCTTCTACAACCAACGTTGGTGTAACCTTTGATGCTAGTACAAGCACTTTAAACATGAGCGATAGTCAAGCACTGTCGTTTGGAGATCATTCAACTACAGGTGACTACAACCTTTCTTATGTAAATGGTAGTGATTTTAATATTGTTGGACAAAGCGGTGGTTCTGGTGATTTAGTACTTGGAACTTTTGCCAGTGGCACAACTACAAAAAACTTAGTTTCTAAAAGAAGTAATAATGCAATCGAACTTTATTTCGGTGGTAACAAGAAAGCAGAAACAGTAACAGGTGGATTTACAGTAACAGGTACTTGTACTGCTACAGCATTTGCAGGTGACGGTTCAGCTTTAACAGGTATTGATGCGTTCCCATCTGGAACAAAGATGTTATTTCAACAGACATCAGCTCCTACAGGTTGGACAAAGGTAACAAGTGGTGTAGATAACAAAGCACTTAGAGTTGTATCTGGAACTGCTGGTTCTGGTGGTAGTAATGCGTTTAGTAATACTTTGGCATCCAGAGGAATTACAGCTAACGCTGGTAACACAACAGCTGGAGGTAACGTATCCGTAGCAAACTCAACTGCTGGAGGTAACGTATCCGTAGCTAACGCAACTCCAGGCGGTAACGTATCAGTTTCTATAGCAAACGCATCAACAGGCGGTACTGTAAACAGTCACACACTGTCTACTAACGAAATGCCTAGTCACAGCCACGGTATTTCTAGTCATAACTCTAGAGCTGGATCAGGTGGATTAGCTAGTGGTAGTACTGGACAAAATAGGAATACAAATAGTGCAGGTGGAAGTGGTGGACACTCACACGGATTTACTGGTGGGTCACATAACCACAATGCTAACGCAAGTTTCAGTGGAAGTGCACATAACCATAATGCTACTTTCTCAGGATCTGCACACAACCACAACGCAAGTTTCTCTGGTAGTGCACACAACCACAGTATTTCTGTAACTAACTTAGATATGGCAGTTCAGTACTTAGATGTAATCATTGCAAGTAAAGACTAATGTTTGTTGATACCACCCGTATTACTGATCCCTACATTTATGTTTGGGAAAAAACAGTACCACAAAAAAAATGTAAAAAAATCATTGATAAATTTGAGCAAAATATAAAAGATTCAAAACAAGGTGCTACCTCTGGAGGAGTAAATTTACACGTAAAAAATAGTAAAGATATTTCCATTCCTCATCATTTAGATAAATGGAAAGAAGAAGATGACCTGTTTTTTAATACAATCAACGAATCATTTTTAGCTTATTTCAAACATCTAAATGATGTAAGCAATTATCGTTATTTTACGACTAATGAAAAGTATAGATATTCTCCTGTAACTGATGAAATTATTGATTCTGGGTATCAGATACAAAAAACTGAAGCTGGTAAAGGTTATGTTTGGCATGATGATTTTACGTTTGACAATAACTTAGTTCGGACACTTACATTTATTTTATACCTAAACACTGTTGAAGAAGGTTGGACACAATTTTACAACGGAGATCAAGTTGCACCTGTAGCTGGAAGAGTCGTAATTTTCCCTGCAACTTGGACTTACCTACATCAAGGCTACCCACCCAAACAAACTAAATATATAATGACAGGGTGGTTACACGCTAACCCACAAAAATAACCAAATGGCAAAACCTAAACAAGGCAATCTATGTCCTTTAATCGGAGAAGATTGTAGAGAACTAGAGTGTGCATGGTACACACAAATATCAGGCACAAATCCACAAACTGGAGAACCTGTCAATGAATATGGATGTGCAGTAGCTTGGATACCTTTTTTACAGGTAGATAATTCAAAAGTAGTTAATCAAATGGGATCTGCTATTGAATCATTTAGAAATGAAACTGTAGAAAGAATGAGTCCAATAGTTGAACTAGAACAACCAAAACAAAAATTAATTAAAATTACAGACAATGAAAATTTCGATAATACGTGAAGATAAAATGGTCGTCAAAGATGGTATAGGAATTGATGGCTTAACTTTATCTTCATGTCCATCTGACACTTGGGCAGTTCAATGGGACACTGCAACCTCAAAAGGTCATGTTGAAAAGAATGACTTAAGTGTAGAACCTATTACATCGCTAGGTGTATATCAGGCTTGTGTAGACGAGTATGATGTTAAAAAAGCAGAAATAGACGCAGCAGAAGCAGCAGAAGCTGAAGAATGAACTATGAAGCTATTCCAGCTTTTGTAGTGCCAGTAGGTGTTACACAGTTAGATAAAACGTTTTGTGATCCATTAAAAAGTTTAGTACCTTGGAACGCAGATATTAAAGAAAAAGATGAAACATTTGTTTTTAATCGACTAGATGATGTACCAGAATTAAAATTTAAATTTCTTGAAATATTTTCAAATTATATAAATCAAATACTAAGTACACCAAACCAAGAGTGGGCAATAACAAGCTCATGGATAATTGAAAATACTAATGGTGTTGCAATGGCTAGACATAATCATCGCAACTCATACTATTCTTCAGTCTTTTATTTTAGTGAAGTTTCAGAAGAACATGAACCTTTAAAAATTGAAAGTCCTATAAATCCTCCAGGATTTTGGGTTCCAGAAGGAAAACCTAACTCTTTTACTGGTTCAGATTTTACAGCACCAATGACTGAAGGAACTATTATTTTTTTTCCAAGTTATTTGTACCATTATCACAACTCATACAAAGCTACAACAATACCAAGAAAAGCATTAACTTGTAACTATGTTCCTATTGGTAAATATGGTGAACACGATTCAGTTTTAGATACTAAAAAACTACATGGATAGTCCAACCTTAAAGTTACCTACTATAAAAACAATAGAAACAATATCTATACCGTTACCTACCGCTGACGTTCCTAGTTATGTACCTTTGGTAGTACCTCCTAGTGATCTTAGAGAACCAGAGGGCACAGAACCAGAGGCTACAGAAGAAACACCTACTGGTATAAGGCAGGTTGACATACCATTTACGGATTTTAAAATGCCTTTACCAGAAAACGAAATACTTATAACGGCT